TTGCAGGAAGTATGGCAACTATATGGGGAGAGGAAAGTAAAGTAGGTAAAGGATTTGCAACAGCTCAAGCTTTAATTGATACATATAGTGCAGCTAACAGTGCTTATTCTGCAATGGCAGGAATTCCAATTGTTGGTCCAGCTTTAGGTGCTGCCGCCGCTGCTGCAGCAATTGCAGCTGGTATAGCTAATGTTAAAAAGATCTGGGAAGTAGACGAAACTAGTGGTGCATCTGCTTCAGGAGTATCAGCATCAGTATCTGCTCCAGCTAATTTAAATACAGCTCCAGTTGAATATACTCGAAACTTACTTGGAGATAAAGAAACAGACCAACTTAACAATCCAATTAAATGTTATGTTGTTGAATCTGATATTACTTCAGCTCAAACTAAGGTAGCAGTTACTGAATCTAATGCTTCATTCTAGAAATGTTTAATGTAACTTTTTTATTCTTATTAACTACAAAATATGAGTAAAAAGGTTACATTAGATATTCTAAAAATATTACAAATTTATAAAGTGCTATATATTAATAAAAATGGAAATTACTTATAATGATCTTCCATTATTTCAGGCAGTGATTACTGATGATTGTGATGGAATAGAATATGTTGCTTTAACAAGCAAACCAGCTACACAAGTTAACTGGGTTGCTTTTAGTAATTCTCAGAAGTTCTCGATGGATGAAGATAAGCATTTAGTAACATCTTGCTTAATGTTAAGTGATACTCCAATTTTCAGACGAGATGAGAAACTCGGAGAATACTACATACAGTATGATAAGGAAACTCTTCGTAAAATGGCAGAGAAGATGCTGTATGATAAGAGAACTACAGATGTAAATATTGAACATTTAGAAGATTCTGATTTAAATGGAATTACTCTACAAGAAATCTATGTAAAGGATATTAATAGAGGAATATCTCCAGTTGAATTCCAGGATGTTCCTGATGGTTCTTTATTTGCCACTTATAAAGTAGATAATCAAGTTATTTGGGATGCAATTAAAGCTGGTAAGTTTAAAGGGTTCTCAATTGAAGGTTTATTTACTTTAGAGAGAAAGTCTGATGAATATGACGAAATAAAAGAGATCCTTAATATGATTAAGAAGATAAAAAGAGTTAAATAGAATGTATAGTGGAGTTATATATCTAGCAACAAATCTTATAAATGGCAATAAATATGTAGGACAAACAAATAATTTCTTGAGAAGAAAGAATGAACATAAATACAGTTCTAATCTTACATATTTTCATAGAGCGATTAGGAAATATGAATTCAATAACTTTAAATGGGAAATTCTTCAAATCTTTTGTTGTTCTTCTACAGAATTATTGAAAAGACAACTAAATAATGCAGAAATTAAATATATTCAGTTATTTGATACATTAAATAATGGTTATAATTTAAATGAAGGTGGAGGTTCTAATACTGGATTTAAACACAGTGAAGAATCTAAACACAAAATGTCTTTAAAACAGTCTGGAAGAGTATTAAAGGATGAAACAAAATTAAAGTTAAGAGAATGTAGATTAGGAACTAAACAAACTGAACAGCAGAAAGAAAAAGTAAGTAAACGTATAATTATGACAGATATTAATGATACTTATATATGCACTTGGAAATCTGCTATGGACGCTGAAAGAAACGGAAATTTTGATCATAGTGCTATTATAAAATGTTGCAAAAATAAACAAAACTATCATAAAAATTTTAAATTTAAGTATGAACAAATTAACTAAACTGAGAATCGAACTTAGTAAACTCTTAGCAAAATTTAACGATGTTAAGACTAGTGCTGGAGTTCTAACTTACGATGGTAGTGAGGATGAGGATCTAAGGGCAGGTATGAGTGTATATACAATGGATACTGATACTGGAGAATATGCACCTGCTGCTGATGGTGAGTATGTTACCGAAGATGGCAAAACTATTGTTGTTAAAGACGGTAAAGTAGAGTCCATTACTGATCCAAAAGCTGAAGTTGATCCAGAAGAAGCAGCTAAAGCAGAAGTTGATGCTGCTTGTGGAAAACGCAAGGTAGAAACTGCTGAAGAGCCAGTTGATCCTGAAGTAGCTACTGATGGAGATAAAGAAACTGTAACTGATGCAATTGATGCAATTCATCGCGAAATTAATGAGCTTTATGACATTGTTGATAAGCTTGTTAAGAAAGTAGCTGAATTAGAGGGTAAATCTGAAGCTACAGAAAAGACGGTTGAAAAGATGAGCAAAATGAGTGCTGCATTTTCAGCTGAGGAACAGATAGAAGGCAAAGCTTCAATAATGACTGGTAATCCTGTTATTGATAAAAAGCTTAAAAACTTTATTGGTTAATTATTAAATTATTTATAAAATTATGGCAAATAGTCCTGTAATGACTAGTCTTACTGCTTATGTAGAGCAGAGACGTCTTCCTCTTATTAAAGAGGCTGTATTAAAGGCTAAGAGTGCTTCGTTGTTCAATCTTCAAACTGACATCAAAACTAGTGCTGCTCTTAACCTGTTATCAACTGCTATTCAGTTTGGCGATGGCCTAGCTTGTGGTTGGAATGAAGCTGGAACTCAGACTCTTTCTCAGAGAATTCTGGCTACTGGTAATATTAAGATCAATATGGCATATTGTGATAAAGAGATGCTTAAATACTGGACTCAGTATCAAGTACGAGTAGCTGCTGGTCAGAAGACGCTTCCTTTTGAAGAGGATTTCGTAAATGCAGTAGTTGAGAACGTTAAGGCTGCTATCGAGACTGCTATTTGGCAGGGTGATACTGCTTCTGAAACAAATAACCTGAAGTATTTTGATGGTCTGTTAAAGATCCTTGGTGCTGCTGATGGTGTTGTTGATGTAGTAATTACTGGAGCATCTGCTTATGATGACATTATGGCTGTTTATAACGCTATTCCTGAGAAGGTTCTGGATGGTGCTTCTATCTTAGTTGGTAGTGATACTTTCCGTAAATTTATCCAGGAGTTAGTTGCTAAGAACTACTACCACTATAGTGGTGAGAATCTTAATGGTGAGATTATGCTTCCTGGTTCGCAGGTTAAAGTAATCGCTGTTAATGGTCTTAATGGAACTGATAAGATTGTTGCTGGTCAGTTAGATAAGAACTTCTTCTATGGTTGCGATATGATGAACGATGAAGAGAAGTTTGAATTGTGGTATTCACAAGATTTCCGCGAATTTAGATTAGCTATTGAATTTAACGCTGGCGTACAGGTTGCATTCCCTGATGAGGTAGTTCTTGGTGCCAAAGCCTAATTTCAATAGAGTTTAACTTTAAATAAGATTGAAATTATATGGCTTGTTTAATAACTATCGCTGGTATTACCCTGGATTGCGAATCTTCGCTTGGTGGTATCAAACAGGTATGGATTACTCAGTACGATAATGTTAAGAGTGTAACTGTAGATGATGAGACTAATCAAATCTCAGCTATTACTCTTGAATCTTCAGCTAAATGGTATAATTACCAATTCCGCAAAGGTACTGGTTCTCTAACCTCAACATTGAACGTTGACGAAACTGCAGGAACCAACTATGTAAGTAATGAGCTTGCTCTTGTATTTACAAAGATGGAGACTAAGAAAAGAATCGAGATTGCTGCTCTTTCTATTGGACAACTTGTAGTTGTTGTAGAAGATTCTAATGGCAAATACTGGTTCTTAGGAAAAGATGACTATGTAAGCGCTTCCGCTGGTACGGGTGTTACTGGTACTGCAAAAGGTGATCAGAACGCTTATACGCTGACTTTAGCTACTGACTCTGAATCATATCCTTATGAGTTGAGTGCTGAAGCTATTCAAAGTGTTGTAGGTGCTTAACAACAGAAGAGGGGCGAGTATTAATTTACTTGCCCCTTATTTTGTTTATGGACAGATAATTAACTATTTATATTTTATAGAAAATGGCTATTAAATATACAACACCAGAAGTAGCAAAGAATACAACTTCAAGAGATATTGAAGCTTTAGCTGCTCAAGAATGTAAATTACAGGAGAAATCTGTAGAATATACTCAGAATGCTGAGTTCGTTGTAACTCCAGATGAGGGTTATGATGGTATGTCGAAAGTAAATGTATCTGTTGATGTTGTTGTTCCCACAGTACAATCTACTAAAGAGATTGCAATTACATCTAATGGATTAATAGATATTTTACCTGATCCAGATTATGATGTTATGGAGAAGGTTTCTGCACAAATAAATGTTCCAGTACCAACTCCTACTTTACAAGAGAAACATATAACAATAGATAAAAACCTATCAATGACTGAAGTTAAACCTGATGCTGGCTATCAAGGTTTATCAAGTATTGAAGTAGATGTAGAGATTCCAATTGAGGAGCATAGAGAAGTTACTATTACAGAGAATGGAACTACAATGATTCATCCTGCAGATGGATATGATTATATGGAGTTTATTGATGTAACTGTTAATGTGCCAACTGGAGGAAGTATTGACGTAGCAGCAAATAAAATTAAACTACAAGGTAGTGAGTTTACTGAAGTTCCTGAAGGCTTCGATTTTACTAATGTAACTAATGGAGAAGGAATATTACAAAGTTGTCCTCAGTTAACATCCTTTACTAAGGAGCTTCCTAATTTACAGAATGGAGCTGGAATGTTTAATGGAGATAGTGCGTTAACCTCGTTCAATATAGATATGCCAGAATTAACATCTGGAAATAATATGTTTGGATTTACTGGTTTAACTTCTTTTACTGCAAGTACACCTAAAATGACTAATGGCGATTATATGTTTGCTAACTGTAATAAATTAAAGTCTATAACATTAAATGCTATATTAGTTGAAGCAAGAGGTATGTTTTCTAATTGTGGTCTATTAGAAAATCCTATACTTGATACAAGTAGATTAGTTAATGCAGAAGAAATGTTTAGTCAATGTTTAAGAGTAGGTTGAACAGATTGGGGTTATTCGTTGCCAGTTTTATCTAATGGAAAAATGATGTTCTGGAATACTTCTATTGGTAATTGGAATATAGAGTTACCTGCACTAATTGAGGCAGATGGTATGTTCCAAAATACTACTTTAAGTTCTTGGAATATAGACCTTTCTTCAGTACAATCTGCAGGAGGAATGTTTGGAAGTTGCCAAAGTTTAACAACAGTAACTACCAACTTTTCTGGATTAACTATGGGAGGAGCTATTTTTAGTGATTGCCCAAATCTTACTACTATTACTTTAACTGGAACTTTAGATGCTGATTATCTTGATTTTAGTTTAGGTCTTGAAGCTCTAACTATAGACTCATTAGTATCTATTTTAGATGCACTTAAAGATAGAACTGGAGATACTCAATATACATTAGTATTAGGAGAGTCTCATTTATCTAAACTAGCAGATGAACAGAAAGCAATAGCTACTAATAAAAACTGGATTCTTGCATAATGGAACATTTACATATAACACAAACAGACGTTTTTATCAAGGTATATACTGATAAAGGATATTATGTTACTAAATATACTGATGGAGATAATATCAAGTTTTATACAGCCTCAACACTAATGTACTGCCCTTTAAATGCAGATTTATCTGTCTATAGGGTAATTACAGAGGAACAGCATAAAGAATACCTTGAACTTAAAGAGATGAGTTTAAAACCTAAACATATAGAATAATATGGCAAACGAAACTGAAAAGACAATTCTTCCTTATCTTAATGTCCTTGAAGTTGAAACGATAGATAAGTCAAATGTGACTAAAGTTATTGTTATTGACAAGGATGATGAAGTTAAGGTTATGGATGGTTCTCAGTTAGGAACAAACAGTTATTTTGATATTCAAAATAAACCTGAAATTAATGGAGTTGAGTTAAATGGAAGTATGACTTCTGATGAACTTGGAATTCCGTCAGTTGAAGGAGTTGATAATCAGATTACTGAGAAACTAGCTGACTATCCAACTAAAGAAGAGGTAACTGCAGAGATTACTGAAGCCACTGCTGGAAAGCAAAATACACTTGTTCAAGGTGATGGTATAGTAATTGAAGAGAATACTATTTCTGCAGATTATAATACTATTCGTAACAAACCATCTTTAAATGGAACTGAATTATCTGGAGCAGCTTCAATCGTACCTGCCATTAATATTCAATCAGTCCCATCTAAAGTTACTTTAGCTCCTGTATTTGGTAATCAAACTGGAGAAGCAGTTGAACTTCCAATATATAATACAGAGACTAACCAAGCTGGTATTGTTAATGGTCCTCTATATGCACAATTAGCAGATAAATATACCAAAGCTGAAATTGATGCTTTAAATACAGCTATTAATAAAGAGATAGCTTCAAAACAGGAAACGCTTACAGCAGGAAAGAATATATCTATTATAGATAATGTAATCTCTGCTTTTGAGAATCATTTCTTACTTAATTTAGATGAGAATGATCCTGTAAGACAGAAACATATCTATGACTTTATTAGAACTAATCTGGACTTCTATTTATTCTGCCAGATTACATATAAAGGTGATATTATAGTTATTCCTGTTGCAACTATTGAGCATCCCGAAACTATTGATTTATATGGCTATTATTTCCAAGATAATGGTGTATTAGTAGTTATTAATGCAATCTTAGTAAATAATGGTAATATGACTGTTAAAGTTACTGAGGTTGATCTTACTAATAAAGGATATACTAAAGAAGAAGTAGATGCCAAACTTGAGGAAAAACAAGGAGTATTTGCTCCTCAAGCTCCATTAGCTTTTAATGGAGATAAGACTCAGTTATCTGTAGATTTATCTGGATACCAACCAGTTGGTGATTATGCAACTAACGATTCAGTTAATGAGGAAATTGAGACTCTAAGATCTTCTTTACAAAGTAAGATTGATGCAAAACAAGATAAAGGAGATTATGCTTTAAAGAGTGATATTCCAACTAAAGTTAGTGAGCTTACTAATGATTCTAACTTTGTAACTGAAACAGAGGTTTCTGGAGATTTAGCAGGTAAAGCAGATAAGACTTATGTTGATGAGCAGCTTGCTACTAAACAGCCTGTAGGAGATTATGCAACAAAAATAGAACTTGCAGGTAAAGCAGATTCTTCTGTAGTAGAATCTTTATCTACTCAAGTAGCAACTAATACTTCAGATATATCAATTATTAAAACAAAACAAGAAGAAGATGGAGATAAGATTGATTCTCTTGATAAAGAGATGGCTACTAAGCAAGATTTGCTTGTAAGTGGAACTAATATCAAAACAATCAATAGTCAGTCTTTACTTGGAGAAGGTAATATAGAAATTGAAAGTGGTTCTAATATTCCATTTCTATTTATAAATTCCACTACTCATCTTTCTGGAGATTTCGCTGCTGTTAAGAATGCTATAGCTAATAAAACACCATTTGAGCTTTATTATGTAAATATTCTAGGTTATGGTGATATAGCAGCTCCAGAAGTATGTTTTGTTTCAGGAGAAAATATTCAAGCTACTTTCCATTTTGAAAGTACTACAGCTAATCATACTGTAGTTCAAACTACTATTACTCCAACTGGAGTATCAGCAGATACTAGTTATCATAGTTATCAAGAGCAACTAGTTTCTGGTACTAATATAAAGACTATTAATGGTGAAAGTATTTTAGGAGAAGGTAATCTTGAAATATCTGGAGGTGGAGGGGCTACCGATTATACTCAGTTAACAAATAAACCTCAGATTAATTCTGTTGAGTTATCTGGCAATAAGAGTTTATCAGATTTAGGTATTCAGCCTGCTGGAAACTATATTGAAGCTGGAACTGGAACCCAACCTCAAATAAATACTATTACTGTTCTAACTCAATCAGAGTATGATGGTTTATCAACTAAAGATCCTAATACACAATATTTAATTGTAGAATAATATGAATATTAGAGATGATTTAAAAACATTTTATGTAGGTGACAGACAAGGTACTGCTATTTATGTTGGCAGTACCAAAGTCTGGCCTAGTAATATTTGCTCCCCTATAGTATTTAAAAGTACTGAATTTAAGCAATTAGTTATAGATAATATATTTCCAGGACAGACTGAAATTACTGATTGTGATGCAAATACAGTAAATAGTTGGTATAAAGGTAATAATAGTATATTCGAAAGCACTTCTATTGAGGATGTATCCGATATGACCTATTTTCCAAACGCAAATAAAGGAGCAGCAAATGGTTTATTTTATGGATGTACAAATTTAAAAATAGTTCCCAATATACTATCAAATTTTGTACATCTTGGGCAAACATTTCAAAACTGCTCATCATTAGTATCTGTACCAGATATTAATGGCACAACAGCTATAGCTTTTTACAATATGTTTGACGGATGCTCATCTTTAAAAAATGCTCCTAATATAAATATGGATAATGCTATAAGTGTTGAAAATATGTTTAGAGGATGTATAGCTTTAGAATCTGTTCCTAGATATAATGCAGAAAAGTGACAGGATTACCAAAATATATTTGCTTCTGGGCCTTTTTCTTATTTGACAGATTTAGGAGGGTTTACTAATATAGGGAAAAGCACTAACATAGAAATATTAAAGTTATCAAAATTACCAGTATTAACGAGTCAGTCAGTAGATAATGTTATAGATGGATTATATACTACAGATAGAAATTTAATAATCAAATTTCATCAAACTGTATATAATTCATTAACAGAGGAACAAAAATCACAAATCACCAGTAAAGGCTGGTCAGTAACATACTAATATGAAAGTTGAAATTAAAGAAAAGTATCAAGTAGTTAAGCCTGAAGATAGTATGCTTCTGACTAACTATAAAGACGAAATGGACATTAAAGGGTATAACTCATTTAAAGAGTGTATTTGTCCATTAGATTGCGATTTAACTCATCTAAGAGAAATATCCCTGGAACAAGACAGGATTTATAAAGAACAAGCTGAGAAGGCTATTGAAGAATCTCTTAAATAATAAAACTATGATTATATTAAAGAATACTAAGAATACTCAGACCTTCTATGTTAGTAAGAAATGTGGTATTGAGACAGCTCAGCTTCCAGTTGGTTCTTATACAAAGATTGAAGCAGATGCCAGATTTCAACCTAAAGGTAATTACATTTCCGAAGATAAGGCTGTTGAAATAATTGATGAGCAAATTAATTCTCAGTTGGATGTTATACTTGAACCTAAGTTAGAGCCAATTAAGAATGATATTACTGAATTAGAAACATCTAAGATGGAAGTATTTCAAGTAAACTCTCCTATGTCATTTAATAGAGAGGGTGAAGATTTACATCTATCTATTGATCTTTCTAACTATGCTCTCAAGGCAGATATTCCAAGTACTGAGGATTTTGCTACTAAAGAAGAGCTTACAGCTGTAGAGAATAAGATTCCTGATGTATCTGGATTAGCTACTAAAGATGAAGTTGCACTTAAAGCAGATAAAAGTGAATTATCAAGCTATGTAACTACAGATGCATATAATACAAAGATGACAGAGTTAGATGGAGAAATCTCAGCAATTCAAGCTCAGATTGGTAATATCTCAACTACTCTTGATACAATTAATGGTGAAATTCCAAATGAATAGAGTATTAACAAATTATCCTAACTATAGTGTATCTTCTACAGGAGATGTATATAGTAACCCATTGACTTTTAAAGATTCTATTGGAAGAACCAGAAAACAAATACATAAAAAGCTAAAACAGCATATAGATAAATATGGCTATAATTATGTAATTCTAGTATCTGGCTTAGATAAACCTAAAGCTATTAAAGTTCACAGACTAGTAGCAGAAGCATTTATTCCAAATCCTGACAATCTACCATATGTTAACCATATAAATGAAAATAAGACAGATAATAGGGTAGAAAATTTAGAATGATGTGATGCAAAGTATAATAATACATATGGAACTAGAATAAATAGATGTATTGATAAAATTAGTAAACCTGTAGGGCTATTTATTAATGATTTACTAGTTAAAACATATAAAAATGCAATTGAAACATCAATAGATGGGTATACTCATAGTAGAGTTATAGATTGTCTTAAAGGAAGAACAGACACTTATAAAGGGGTAAAATTTAAATATATCTAATATGGCAAATACAATTTCTGATAAATTAACGTATCTTGAAGGTACTAAGAGTGCCATTAAAGATGCTATTGTAGCTAAAGGTGTTGCTGTATCGGATTCAGATACCTTTAGAAGCTATGCAGATAAGATAGGACAGATTTCTGGAGGTGGAGGTAAAATTGATTTAAGTATTATTCCATTATCATTAGGATATTCTAATATGCATCAATTTAGAGATGGTGGGGAATTAAAATTGGAGGATTATTTTATACTAAATAAATCTTCTTATGCTGATTTTTTCTACGGATGTGAATGGTCTGAAAATGATGAATTCACATTTGATTGCCAAGGGAAAAATATGAATAATATGTTTTATACTACTTCTAGCAGTAATGCAATACATAAAATAATATTATTAAATAGTACCCATACTCAAGGTAGTCAACTTTTCTATAACTGCCAACATTTAGTTGAAATAGATGCAAATTTAAAATTATCTCAATATTTTCAAACTTTTAGTAAATGTAGTAGTTTGCTTACTTTACCAAATATGGATTTTTCTATAGCAACTTCTCTTTCTGGCATTTTCAATTATTGTGGATCAATTGAAACCATTCCAGATATTTACGCTCCAAACTGTACTGGTCAAACAAATCAGATGTTTACATATTGTAAAAAATTAAAATCTTTAGGCAAAATAACTATATCTCCTAATAATTCATTAAACTCCACAGCTTTTGGCTATACATTTGGAAGTTCATACTGGCTAACTGAATTAACAGAATTCGGAGGTGTAGTTACAAGTAAGTCATTTACTTTAGCTAATCTTCCTTCATTAACGTCTAGTTCAGTTGATAATGTTCTAGAAGCAGTGTCAGATTTAACTGGAATTTCTACACAAACTATTACATTTAATTCTGCAGTTTATAATGCTCTTACAGAAGAACAAAAAGCTTTAGCTACATCTAAGAACTGAACATTAGCTTCTGCATAGTAAATTTAGGGAGATTCTATTCTCCCTATTTTTATATTAATACATATGCATAGTCTTTTATATTTTAAGAAAAAGATATGTAAATTAATGTAAAACTATTGCAAAATATGAATTATTCAATATTAATGCAGAATACTATTACTAAAGAAGTTTATGTATATAACTTAGAAAATCAGAATTATGCTGAAAATATCTACTATAAGTTTGATATTACATTATCTGATGATATGCCTGATGGTGAATATCAGTATATTCTGTTTAGTAACCCAAATAAACTTGAAGTAATTGTAGATGTAAATAATCCTATGCAGTCAGAGCTATATGGTAATCCAGTTATTCTGGTAACTTATGAAAATACTCTTACTACAGGAACACAGATATTAGTTGCTGGTAAACCTATACCTGTATTGAGTTCAGGACTAATAAGAGTTGGAGATTATCAGAATAATAAATACCAATACGATAAACAAAACAAATATATGGCTTATGAGCGAAAATAAAACAAAAGTACAATTAAGTGCAATTGATCCTGTTGTAGTGTCAAATTTAGTACTTCCTGTAGAATCGAGAAAAAGGGGTTCTGATTGGATTTCTTGGGGTGAAGATAATCGCTATCCATTATATCTATGGGATTTATACTTAAATGTAGCTACTCTTCAATCTATCATTAATGGGACTGCTGACTTTATTGTTGGTAATGATGTTGTATGTAATGCACCAGGATTTGAAGTAACTGTAAATAAGAAAGGTGAGACTATTATGGATATTATGCGTAAAGTATCTAAAGATAAGATGATTTTTGGAGGATATGCTTTACAAATAATTAGAGATATGGTAGGTAGAGTTTCAGAAATATATCATCTTGACTTTATGAAGATTCGTTCTGATGAAAAGAATGAAGTATTCTATTATGCCGATGATTGGTCTGCTTGGTCTATTAAAGCTATCAAATATCCAAAATTTAATTATTCAGATGATAATCCTACAAGTGTTGTTTATAATAAGGGCTATATAACAAGAAAAGTATATCCAGTCCCTGTTTATGGTGCAGCTATCCTATCTTGCGAAACTGAGAAGAATATTAATGAGTTTCATCTAAATTCTCTTCATAACGGATTTATGGGCAATCTTATCATTAACTTTAATAATGGACAGCCTACAGACGAAGTTAAAGAAGAGATTGAGATGAATATTAATGAGAAATTCTCAGGATTTCAAAATGCTGGTAGAGTTCTTATTTCATATAATGATGATGAAACAAATAAGACTACTATTGAGCGTTTAGACTCTGATGATTTTGATGAGAAATATAGTGCTTTATCTGATAGGACAAGAGAACAGATATTCTGCGCATTTAGAGCTAATAGTGTACTTTTTGGCCTTAACTACTCAAGTGGATTCAACGAACAAGAATTTAATGAAGCTTTTAAACTTTATAATCGTACAGTAGTTAGACCAATTCAGGTCGAAATAGTAGATACATTTGATAAGATATTTGGAATGAAAGGTTCAATAACTATAACTCCTTTTAGCTTAACTCCAAATGGACAAGAAGATAGCAAACAAAATGTTGAATAATTATACTGTTTATTGCCATATAAATAAGTATAACAATAAGCTATATTTTGGCATTACTGGACAAAGTGTGCAAGCTAGGTGAAAAAATGGATATGGATACTCTACTCAAGCTTACTTTTATAAAGCGATACAAAAATATAGCTGAGATGGATTTGAACATATCATAATTAAAGATAATTTACCAGAAGCTTGTGCTAAGACATTAGAAAGGATATTGATACATAAATATAAAACAAATACTCCTGAAAATGGTTACAATATAACATCAGGAGGAGAAGGTACATACGGGTATTCTTTTTCTAATGAGAGTAGAGCAAAAATGTCAAATTCTAAAAAAGGTAAAACACCCTGGAATAAAGGAAAGAAAGGAATCTATACTTTGGAAACACTTATTAAAATTGGAAATGCTTCCAAAGGACGAATTACTAGAGTTAAGCCTATATTAAGATTTGATATGAATGGGAATTTTATTGCAAGATATAATTCAATGAAAGAAGCTGTTAAATCAGTTAATGGAGAACGTTCTGGATTATATTTAGCTTTAAAAGAAAATAGACCTTATAAAAACAATAAATTTATTTATGATGGAACAACTTAACTATAGAAATGTACTGCTTATTTCAGAAGACTATATAAAGTCAAATTCTACATTAGATAACAATATATCGGGTAAATATTTACAAGCAGCCATCACAAGTGCCCAAGATGTAGAACTTCAGTCAACTATTGGTACTAAGCTATTGGAAGCATTACAAAAGAAATGTATTAATTGGATTGATCCTCATACTCCAGTTCATCCAATAGAACCTCCTGAGCCACTTCCAAGTGATTCTATTGATGATTCTGATAACTACAGATATAAAGAGCTATTAGACTATTATGTTCAGCCTTATTTACTTTATCAAGTACTTAGCGAGATAGTAATTCCTATATCTTATAAGCTTGGTAATTTTGGAGTTATGAGAACTGATGATGAGAAAGATATTGCTGCTGAAGCAAGTCAAGTAAATCAAATTAAGAAGTATTATAGAGATAAGGCGGATTTCTTTAAGACTCGTTTACAGGACTTTATAATTACATATTATAACGAATTCCCTGAGCTTTATACATATAAGCCATTAAAGGATATGTTTCCCAATCTTTACTCTAGCTCATCTTGCAATATTTGGCTTGGTGGAGCAAGAGGTAAAGGATGGAGCATTAAACCTGGAGAGGGGCCTCTTCAAAGAGCTTATGATTTTCCTTCAAGTAACAATAAAAAGAGTAAGTAATTATGACCTACTATGAGATAATTAGCAATTTAAAAGCTTGTGCATTAGAAGAGCCAAACATCAATTTTGTAGGAAGTAAAGATATTTATGAGTTAAATAGCTTACCAACTATTGAGTATAATGTGTTCTATATAACACCTAATACTTTTAGTGTAGATGAAGATACTATCACTTACTCTTTAAACCTATACTTCGTATCAAGATGGGATGAGACTGATAACAACCAATTGGAGGAACAGTCAGCAGGTATGCTCGCACTGCAAAATATAATTAATCGTTTTAATAACCTATATCCAGAAGTTGAAATAGCTTATCCTTTAATTTATACTCCATTCTATCAAAAGTTCAAAGATATTACCTGCGGAGTGTTTGTTAGAGCTGATTTCCAAGTTGACAACACACTGGGTACTTGCACTGATGATATGTAATGGAAAATAAATTAAATTGGTTTGGTAAAGTATTAGAATGGGTTGATAAATATGGATTACTAAAGATATTTAAAGCAGGGATTGGATTAATATTTATATCCTATGTAATGGTTATTACACTTAATCCCTCTATTGTTTATAATAAGGTTGTAACCTATATTGAACAAACTCACAATTCTAAAACTATTGCAAGAAATGAAGCAACTTTAAAGATTAAATATAAGCTTAAAGAATTGCTTCAAAGCACAAATGCTGATAGAGCTTGGGTTATTGAATATCATAATGGAACTACTGGATTAGGGGGACTTCCATTTACCTATGGAGTAATGAATGCAGAGGAAGTAAAACCAGGAATAAGATCTGTAAGTAGCCATTATAAAGATTTCCTGTTATCTGACTATACTTCAATTATAGAGTTTTCTAAGAATGATGGATGGTTTGGTAATATAGATAGTTTAGAAGCAGATGATCCAAGATTATATTATGCATTTAAATCCAACAGAGTGAATGAAATAGCAGTATTTTATTTAAAGACTGAGGATAAAGATATTGGCATTTTAGGTTTGTCATTCTGTGATACACCTATGCCTTATGATACTTGAGTACATCTAAGAAGAGCTGGAATACAGATAAGTGTAATTTTAAATAAAATATAATATGAAATATTGGTTAAAATATGTAATTGCAGTAGTTATTATTCTGCTGATATGTTTACTAATCAAAGTAATTCCTTTTTGGATTACTGTAGTATTACTTGTAATAGGTGTGGCTTCACATCTATTTTATAGATATGTTATGATTAAAGATATACTTAAATAATGAAGTATTTCACACTCGAAGAATTAACAAGATCTGATACTGCTTCAATTAAGCATATAGATAACACTCCAGATGAGAGTATAACAGAGCACCTGATAGAGTTGGTCGAGAAGCTTTTAGACCCAATAAGAGAGAGATGGGCAAAGTATTGTGATGACAATCAGCTTGGTAACGCAGGCATCAGGATTTCCTCTGGTTTTAGAAATAAGGAGCTTAATAAAGCAGTAGGAGGATCTTCAACTTCTGCTCATTTAACAGGGTATGCAGCAGATATATCTCCAATTAATGGTAATATGAAAGTATTCCAAAGTTGGATTGCTGAAGCTATTGAAGAATTAAATTGAGACCAGTTGATATATGAAAAGCCTAAGAATGGTATAGCAAGTTGAATACACTTGGGATTAAAGAATAAAGACGGGATGCAAAGACGACAGAAATTTACTATTATATAATGTTTTACTATTGTTATAAAATAATTTTAACTGCAGGTACATTAAGAGGCAAGTATTATATTGGGAAAAGGATTTATAGAGGTAAAGACATAAATAAAGATCCATATAAAGGATCAGGAAGGATTATTACTAATTATTACAAAAGATTCCCTAATGCATACCAAAAGATTATTTTGGCAACTTGCACTAATGCAGATGAATTATCTAAATTAGAATACAAACTAATTGGAGATAAATGGGACACTGATCCTATGTGTTTAAATTTGAAACCTGGAGGAGAAGGAGGCAATTACGGAGTCAAATTTAATTCTGAATGAAAGAAGAAACTGTCTAATTCTAATAAGGGAAAGAAACATAATTGCCCAGAATCTTGAAGAGATAAAGTAGATGCTCATAACAAACAAAGATGTCGTAAAGTAGCTCAGTATGATTTAGATGGTAATTTTATTCAAGAGTATGAAAGTTGCACAGAAGCAGCCAAATCTGTAGGAACTGATAGAGGAGCTATTAGTAGAGTATGTGGTGGATTAGCAAATACAGCTAAAGGATTCAAGTGAAGATATGTTTAATAAAAAAGAAAAGGAGGGCAAATAACCCTCCTTTTTGTTTATTCCATTATCTCAAATAATTTCTCATCTTTAGGTATTAATTCTCCAGTTTGTAAATCTACTAAGAATTTACTATTTTCGGGAATTACATAAACGTAATTTACTCCATTTAAGCATAATTTATATGTAAAGTACTTCATATTAGTCAATATATGTTGCGTTAGGAATCTCTGGTTTTTCTTCTACTTCTTCCCAAACTAACCCTTTGTTTTGGTTCTCTAATTGAACTATTCTATATTCTAGTTCTTCAAGCTTTTTAAATAAAAAATCATCCATAATTAATCAAATTTTGAAATAAATGTAAAATCTCTTTGTGCTAATACTCTATCTATAATATCTCCTAATTTCTTAGAATTCTCTTTAAATTCATTCATTCACTTATCAAACTCCTTAATAGTATCTTCTGACTTTTTAAGAGTTTCTTTAATATCCGCAATTCTATTTAAATATGAATCTTGGTCTAATAATAATGTATCCTTTGCTTCTAACATCCTTTTCAGTTTTAGTTGATTTTCTAACTTCAAAATAGTGTTCAATATCTGTTGCCTTTGCAGTTTTCTTTATACCTAAAGTCTTATATACATCAGCAATCTTATTCTTTAATAAAGCTAAATTGTAGAACATACCATTCTGAATATCTCTTGTAAGTAATTTGGCAACCTTATTTGGCATATTTTTATCTGATATTTTAACAAGCTCCTCTTTAATATCTTTAATGCAATAACCCAAAGTTGCCATTCTTTCAAATCCCAGTTTATTAATTGCATCATTTAACCAAGGATATTTAATTAGAGCTTCATTTAATATAGGAGTTCCAACTTTAAATTTAGTTTCCCATTCAGCTCTTACATCTTTAATAAGCTCCTGAAATGACTTACTAGGAGCTTCAAGGTCTATCTTAATAGATTTATCTTCACATTCAGCAACCTTTATAAAGCCATTCTTTAGATATTCATTAGTAAGATTAACTCTTACAGAGTATAAACCTCTTGCAACCTTAAAATTGAATATATCTACTTTAGCCATATTTGGGTCAAATTCAAAGGTATAATCCTCATTAATTTGAATATATGTGTCACTTGTAAAGTCTGTAATCTTCTTACGAGCTACTTCTGGAAGCTGATTATATGATTCAACTGCAATCTTTGTTTCTTCAATATTCTTTAATGTATTATTTTTAAATGTATCATAATCTATCTCTGCATATCTTGTGGCTGAATAAAGATGAGTAATCCAATTTAAATATTTACTATTTCTAATTCTACCAGCAATCTGTTGAATTGAAGTAGATATATCTAAAAGAGTCTGAGCTTTAGAGGAATCACTAACTACAATAATTCTTCCATTTTCATCATAAATATCAGAACCTTCAAATACAGTAGAAGTCAACAAATTAATCTTCTTAGGTTCATCATTTACTGAAGAATTCTGAATTGGCAGTTTAGTTCTATTATTCTTAGAATATACTACTCTTGTGTTATCTGCTGTAAGTTTAGCCTTTAAAATAAGATTCTTTATAAAGTCAACAGAGTTAACAAATATATAAGCATTACCTTCAACATTCCCACTTAAAAATCCATTTATAAGCTTAATTGTGGAAGCTTCTACATTCTTGCATTTGACAGTCTGAACTTTAGTCTCGATAACATCATCCCATTCTTGTCTTACTAATGGCAGTTTAGACAATTCATCTAAAACAAATTCATCTTCTAAGGGAGTAGCAGTCATAAATGTATATTCTTTAAATAAGCTATATGTCTTTAATACATCTTTAATTGCGTCTCTTCTAAGACTATATTGATTAAATAGTATATGATATTCATCAATTAATAGGCTATAATCTTTAGGATTTACCGCTTCTATTACTTTATAAAGAGAATTATAAGTAACAATGATTTTAGGGCATTTAACTGAAGATACATAAGCTTCAATGTCTGTCTTAGTAATACCTTGATAAACTCCAAAAATAGGCTCTTTACGTCTTTCATTAGGATATTGAGCAAGTTTATTCTCAACTAAGCTTACAAATGGAACACATATAACATAAGGCTTATCACACTCTAAAGCCATTGAAGTTCCACCACATCCTACTTTACCTTTGTCAAATAAGCAGTTAGTAGGTAATTCATTGATTAAATTATTTAAATAAGTTTTCATAATAGTAATTTTTAATAAGTTAATAAATTTTATATGTAACTTTTTTTATTTATCTTACTACAAAATATTAGTAAAAAAGTTACAGTAAAGGTTAAAATTAAACTGGAAATTAATCCCAGCTCAATTTTCAATATGGAAGTAGTTTTAGTTTGATAGTACAAATATACAACAATTTTTCTCAATCTCCAAATAATTTAAGCATTATTTTTATTTAAAATTGTATTTTTATTATCACACCACAAATATAAGAATAATTTTTTAATCTACAAAATTTTTAGCACTAAAAAATACAAATAGTAATATTTTTTTTGAAAAAATGCATAAAATATTTGGAAATATGAATTTTTTGTTGTATATTTGTACTATGAAAGTAAGACATAATATTAACAATTAAACTTTATAAATTATGAAAACTAAACAAATTGAAGCACTTGAATATTTTCTTGATATATTAGATGGTAAGATTACTGAAGATGGTTCTATTGAGAAAGCTCAAGAATTATGTAATGAGGCATTAAAGGAGATTGAAACCAATGAAAAGGTAAAGAAATCCTCTTGGTTTTTTGGTTTAGGTATTTCTTTCTAATATATTTAATTATGAAAAAGATAAATAAAATATTAGCTGGATTATTAGTACTTAGCTTTATTATAGCTGGTATTAGAGTATATAATGCTTATGGAGACTACCAAACTAAAACATTTGAGCTTAGATTAGAACAGGCAGAACTCCAGCATAAATTAGACTCTGTAATGTGGCATAATCCTGGAAGTTCAGAAGTATCTGAATTATATGAACAGTATTGTGATGTAACCTTAAAAATTCATAATGTAAGATAATGAAAACAGATATAAGAAGTTTAGTCTTTATAAAGAATCTATTTAAAGATAAATATAATATAGAAATAGAATGATGTAAAGACGATTATTCCAGATATGATGGAACATTTACTTGGAATAATATAGACTATATAATTGAAGTTAAAAGGAGAAGATTTAAATCAGATAAATATCCAACTACAATTATAAACAGGGATAAGTTTGATATACTTAGTAAATGTAACTCTATATTAGTCATTATATTTGATGATGGAGTTTATATTTATAAAGATGTAAAAAGAGCTTTTATTAAAGATTCAATGAAATATGGAAGAAGTACAACTGATTTTGGAGGAGAATATAAATACTCTTTAAAAACAGAGTTATCTTTAAAGAAAGCAATTAAATTAGAAATAGACACAACTTTTAGTAATTATATAAGAAATGACGACATATAAGGCAATACCTGGATATGAAAACTATTTAATAGGAACTGACGGTTCGGTCTGGAGTACTAGAACCTCAGTTCCGAAAAATATCAAACCTCAACTCCAAAATAGTGGATATTATTATGTTACTTTATATAATCAGTTTGGGCAAAAGAAATATCTAATACATAGACTAGTGGCAGAAGTTTTCATAGGTAAAAGTGACTTATGTATTAACCATAAGGATGAAAATAAGCTAAATAATAACTTAGATAATTTAGAGTACTGTACTTATGAATATAACAATAATTATGGCAGTCATAATATTAAAGTAGGAATTTCTCATAAGAAAGCAATTAGACAGCTATCATTAGATGGAAGTTTGATTAAGAGATGAGATTCCGCAATAGATGCTGAACGGGGACTTAATATACAATCCAGAAACATTGTAAAAGTTCTTAAAGGTCAGCGAAAAACAGCTGGAGGGTTTATTTGGGAATATGAATAACAATGAAATAATAGAGAAATACTATCCGTTTATTATGGAGTTAAAAGAAAAATTTGGTGCAGATGACGATTGCACACAAATGGTCTGCATTGCACTTCTGGAAACATCTAATTCCAAGCTTCAGTCATTAGATAGTAAGAATGAGCTGAAGTATTGGATTACAAGAGTATTTAAGAATAATTGGTTTTCAAAGAATAGTAGATACTACTACCAATATAAAAAGTACTATGAGATATTTAAAGAGCCATTAGAACAACAAACGGATAATTTAGAGGATTGGTTAAATGAAGCAGAAGATTAATATTGATGATTTATTAATTGAGTATAACTTTGAAATAGATACCTTTACAGAGATGGATGATAGATTACTTTCAATTTATCCAAAATGAGAGGCATTAAATAGAGCAGATAAGACTATAATTATCTTATATGCTGAATATCGAAGTTATAGAGAAGTTGGGAAGATTCTGGGAATTAGTCATACGACTATTCAGAGATTTATTAAACAAATAAGAGAGAGGTTATGTTAAGCATACTTTTTATAGCTATTATTCTTGTCTTCTGTATTGATTTATCTGGAGCTATGGACAAGGCAAATAGATGGGTATGAAGTAAACTATATCCTGGAGTTAAATATACTGATTGGTCTATACCTTTATTTGGATGTTCTCTATGCTGCACTTGGTGGGCAAGTTTACTATATATCTTAGTAACTGGACAATTAAGCTTCTTAATGATTGCATATATTGCTTTAATTGCATTTATGACTCCAGTTATAAAGGATTGTATGATTCTAATTAAAGATATGATTACCAAACTAATAGATATAGTTTATAAATACTTGGATTAAAAATAATATATTTTAAATAAAAATGAAAGAATTAACAAAAGAACAGTATGAATATTTAAGTAAATTCGATAATAGGTTTAAATGTGCTGTTAGAGCTAACTATTGTCGTAATATCCAAAAGGAAGATACTGAAAGAATGAGAGCTATTTATGAGGAACTAATAGAGCAGCCATATAAAATGAATATAAACTGCGGAACTTGTGTTCTTAACCTTATAAAGAGACTTGGAGTTTACTACTTTGAATATGTTGAAAAACTAAAAACTATTGAGGATGAAGGAGCAAATAAAGAAGAAAGTAGGGAGACCGAAAAAGGCAGAGGTAGAAAAGGAACAAATAGACGAAGTAAAGACTAAATATCTTTATGCTGCAAGGTTATTTAATAAAGGATGGTCAAGAAATAAAGTAAGTGAGGAACTTCAAAGTAAATATAATGTAAGCCAATCAACAGCTGCAAGATATATTGGAGAAGCTTATAAGATAATTGCTGAAAAGAACGATAACCTTATAAAAAACCTTAGACATATACAATTATCAAGATTGGAATCATTACTGGATACTGCTATTAGTAAGGGAGATATTAGAGCTGCAAATGAGATTATTAAGACTATAAATAGTATGTTTGGATTAAATCAACCTGAGACTATTGTAGCTATTCAGAATAATGAAGTCCAGTTTAAATTTGGAGATCCAATTAACAATGACAAAAATATATAAAGGA